GTGACCAGCACATGGACCTCGTGGCGGAGAAGGGCGAGTACCTGGCGTCTGAACGCGACGAGCTTCGGTACGTCATCAACGTCTACAAGTACGGCAGGCAGTTCGACATCTCGTGGGAGACCATCATCAACGATGATCTCAACGCGCTGAGGGACACGCCGAATCGGTTTGCCAAGGCGGCGACAACGACCGAGCACCGCCTGGCGGTGACTGAGTACGCCAACGACATCGGAGCCCACGTCGAGGGTGTGGGTGGAAACCTGTACCAGGCTGGCGTGAACGCCGCGGCTGGAGTGCTGACCGTCGCGACCCTGGAGACGGGGATCGAGGCGATGGCGAACTTCACCGATCAGAGTGGTGAGGCGTGTCCGGTAAGGCCGAAGTTCCTGGTCGTTCCTTCAGCCTTGGAGATGACGGCGCGGCAGATTCTCACATCGACGGAGAAGATGTGGCTAGCTGGCGCGACGACCATCGCGGGTGCTCCTGATGTCGTCCACCCGACGGCCAACGTCGTTTCGGGGATGGGCCTCCAGCTCGTAGTCGACCCGTACCTCCAGATCATCAACGCTGGCGGCACGGGCGCAACCGGCTGGTACTTGTTCGCGGACCCCAACGACATCGCGGCGGTCGGGTATGCACACCTCGCGGGTCACGAGACCCCCGAGATTTGCATGAAGAGTTCGGACAAGGTGACGATTGGCGGTGGAGACCTCGGACCGATGTCCGGTGACTTCGCCTCCGACAACATCTTCTACCGCGTCCGGCTGTGCTTCGGGGTCGCTTCCTACGACTGGCGCGGCACCTACTTCGGCTGGTAGGCCAACAACTGAATAGCGATTGATCGGGGGGCCGGGTTTCGGCTCGGCTCCCCAATGCAAAGGACAAAGACATGCCAAACCCAGTAGCCGACTTCCCGTGGGTCTATCAGCATGTGGACGCCAGCCTGCTGATTCAGACCGGACAAGGCGCACTCCACACCATCACGATCTGCGGAGGCCCAACGGGCGATGGCGTGGCGACGGTGTATGACGGCGTGGATAACACTGGAACCGTCATCGCCCCGCTCGACATCAGCATGGCGAACTCGGTCTCCATTCAGCCCATCACGCTTCACTTCGACTGTGGGTTCACGGTCGGTCTCTACATCGAATACGGCCAGGGCCTCGTGGTGGACCTCTCGGTTAGTTACGTCTAGGGAGCGCCCCATTGACCGACATCCAGTACGTCCGGCTCCTCATCGGCGACACCGGAAGTATCCAGTTCACGGACGCACAGATTCAGGCGTTCCTTGACATGAACGGTGGCGTCGTGAAGCTGGCCGCGGCGAGTGCGCTCGAAGCGTGGATGGCCATACTAATTCGCCAGCCAACGAACGAGACCATCGGCGACTACGGCTACGGGAAGACGGCGCTGTACCTGATGGCGAACCTTGCGAAACAACTCAGGGATGAGGTTGCTGCCACGCCCGCCTTCGCATACGCAGAGATGGACCTGCTGGACTCCGAAGAGGTGGCGGACGACTGATGTCCTTCGCATCGCTCCTCATCAACACCTGCGTCATCGAGCGGTTCGTCGCTGGTGCCGCGGATGCTTTCGGGAACCCAGCGAAGAACTGGGGGCCGCATCTCACCGTGGACGGGCGGCTTAGTTCTGCTACTGGGCGGGAGAGACAGGACGCGACCGAGGTCACGCAGGTGGACGAGATGCTGTTCCTAGAGGATGTGGACGTGACAGAGCACGACCGTGTGACCGTGGACGGCGTGACGTTCAACATCGTATTCGTCACCGACAAGCAGAACGGCACCGGCAACCACCACAAGGAGCTAGGTCTAGTCCGCGTCAAAAGCTGAACCAGGAGCAAGTACCGTGCCTCATCTCGGAGAAAAACGGAACGGTCAGGAGATTGGCAAGAAGTCTCATCATGCCTTTATCTGGCACGCCTGCGAGTTGTGCGGCAAGGAGCGGTGGGTCACGGTGAGACGGGGCCAGCCCGTGGCAGTCCGCTGCTACACCTGTACGCGGCAGCGAGCGAAGGGGAAGGACAGTTTCTGGTGGAGAGGTGGTAGACGCAAGCAGGGGGACGGCTACATCTTGGTCCTTCTCCAAGAAGAATTCTTTCGCCCCATGGCGAGCAAGGCAGGGCTGCTTCTTGAACATCGGCTTGTCATGGCCAAATCACTCGGCCGCTGCCTTCACGAATGGGAGATTGTCCACCACAAGAACGGCATTAGGGACGATAACCGAATAGAGAACCTGGAACTGATGACTCGTGGTGGCCATGCCCAAGCACACACCACGGGATACCGAGAGGGCTATCAGGCTGGTATCGCGGACGGACGAACGAAGCAGGTGCAGGAACTCAAGGAGGAAATCAGGCTACTTCGGTGGCAACTCAAGGAAGACCTAGTCCGGGTGAAGCTGTGAAGTTCAGTGCTCAGGTAGACCTCAAGCTGAACGTCACGCAGGTCGTGGCACTGGTTGAGGACGCGTCCAGAAAGGGACTGCGCGACGTGACCGTGCAGGTCACGGCCCAGACTATTGAGCCACCGCCTATCGGCTCACCCGTGCTGACGGGCACGAACCGGCGCTCCATCGCTGCTGAAGTCGCGGGTATGGCTGGCACAGTGGCTGGAGAGGGGCCATCTGAGCGCGTGGTAGACGAACGCCAGATCGAGAGCGCGGTCTATTCGACTAGCGGATACGGAGGCTTTCTCGAAGTGGGAACGCGTCTGATGCCAGCGAGACCGTACTTCGGTCCAGCACGTGATCGGTACTTCACCGAGTCGAATCTGGGCAATGCAATCAAGGGACACCTGAAGTAATGGCATACGGCAACCCGGTCGCGATCATGCGCGAGTACCTGTCGCTTCAGCCGACCTTGATGGCGCTGATACCCGGCGGGCTGTTTTCGCCGCGCATACCCGAGGGCCAAACGCCACCTTGCATAGGATTCTTTGTTCGCGGCGGCGCCAGCAATCCTCACATGGAAGAGATCGTGGAGGTGTCGCTCCAGTTCGATTGCTGGTCGTTCACCGACGACACGGGACCGCTGGAGGCGTATGCGATCTATCTGGAGCTGTTCAGCACGCTTCAGGGCCTCCAGAATCAGTCCGTCGTCCTTCCCGGGCCGCCCCCGGTGACGCATCGGATCATGTCGGTGATCGAGGAGGTCTCCGGGCAGCAGATACAGGCGGTGGACCCGAAGGACGGGCACCGGGTTCTCGGGCTGTTCCGAGCGATGATGGAGGTCTAGCACATGGCAGATACAGGCGAGAAAGCGCCCGTCGTTCGACGGAGGCGCACGCCACGGACTCCGCGGGACTCCAAGCCCTCGGAGGCGAAGAGACGGCCCTCTACGGTGAACGATGCGCCGACGCCAGAGAGGCTTGAGGACATCGAACAGTCGGTGCTGCGAGCAAGGAAACAAGCGCTTCGACTGAAGCTGAGAGGGGCGTGAGCAATGGCAAGCACAGTGATGACAGTCGTGGAGGGCACCAAGGCGGGGATGCTGGACCTGGCGGGCAACGGAGCGACCTTGCCGGGTAACACGCTCGCTGGTGTCGGCTACTTCCAGGTGCCGAACGACGGCAAGACGGTCGTGATTCTGTTCATGGGAGCCGGTGCCGAGACCTACACCTTCCTGCCGGTGCTGGACAAATACGGTCGGACGGAAGCTCTGGCACCGAACCCGCTCGTCGGCGACATCGCGGTACTCGGGCCGTGGCTCCCCGAGCTATGGAACGATGCCAACGGCTACGTCAACTTCCAACCGGCTGCAGGTGGGGCTGCTGCCGACCTGCTCCTAGCGATGAGATTCTCCAAGCCTACGTAGAAGGAGGCGCGGAATGGCAAGCACACTGATGGTCGTGGTGGAAGGCACGAAAGCCGGGATGCTGGACCTGCAGGGCAACGGTGCAACGGAGCTCGGCAACGCCTGTGGCGGCGTTGGGTACTTCCAAATCCCGAATGACGGGAAGACGGTCGTAGTCATCCACGCTGTGACAGGAGACACCTGGGACTTCCTGCCGGTGCTCGACAAGTATGGCCGGACGGAAGCGCTAGCCTGCGCTGTACTTGCCGGCGACATCGCGGTACTCGGGCCGTGGGACCCGAACCTGTGGAACAGCGTAGAGGGCTATGTTCAGTTCGACCCGCGAGCGGCAGGAGGCGTGGGCAACGTCGGCGATCTGCTCCTCGCTATGAGGATCTCCAAGCCTACGTAGACCGGCGCATCAGCCGGAGGTATGCGCTGAAGGAGGCGCGGAATGGCAAACACGAAAGACAGGGTCATCGTTGGCGTGGCCAACATCGAGATTCGCTACCCGGTGGGTGGCGTCTACGTGGACGCCGGGTACACCGAGGATGGCGTGATCTTGGAGATCAACACGACCACCGTCGACATCATGGTTGAGGAGGAAGTAAGCCCCATCGAGCGGGTGATCACGACTGAGATCGACGCGATCATCCTCAACATGGCGGAGTCAAGCCTCTTCAACATCGACAAAGCGATTCCGGGATCGCTGCTGGCGGCAGCGACCATCAGCATCGGCGGCGGAACGATCAAGGAAATGTCGGTGCGTATCACCGGCATCGCGCCACCCCCGGCGGCTGGCCTCGTTCGCACCATCGAAATGCCGCTAGCAACGGCTGTGGGCACCGTCAGTCAGTCGTACCGGAAGGGCGAGAAGACGGTTGTGCCGGTCAGGTTCGAGGGGCTGAAGGGCGCCGGAGCTGTCGTCACGATCATCGACACGTAAACCGCATAGAGGAGGAGTACGGTGGCGACGAGAAAGAGAGCCACGAGAACGGCGGCCGCACCCGCGCAAGTAGCGGCCGCAGAGACGAACGTCGGCGGCAGAAGCGAAGAGGACATCCTTCTCCAGCG